CGCCCGTTGTAGCTCAGTAAATAAGACTTTCTGTCATTATCCGCCTGATTCATTAAGAACGTGTAGACTCTTTCTTCTAAAGGTATCCCTTTAGGATTGAATCCACAACCACCTAAGAAATCAGGAACATTGCAAAATGCATTAAAGACATTTCTTTGTCTTGTCCGCATTAATGCAACCATACCAGGTCCGAAGTTCCGGGCCATGTCCATAAAATTATCATCGTTCAAGTCTCTCCATTTCAACTGAGGTGAAACACCCTCACTAGATATGAGCTTACCACCAAACTCCGTTAAAGAGTTAGAGGAAAGAGTTTTGGCTTCCGAAAAAGGAATGGCAAAAGTAGATAAGAAACGATAATATTTATCGGACAAAGTATCATCTAAAATCACGACATCGTCGCCTAATACAAAGAATTTATTCTCATGAGAGAATCCGTTTAATGCATACAGGACGATACCATGACATAGAGCAAAAGATGCAAATGAGGGGAATAATCCCAACGGTTGACCAACAGACCATTTTATGGATCCTGTTTCTGTCAAACTCGTTCTCCATGGGGAACGAGAAAGATCGCAAAACAAGTTAATTGCGTCATGACGTTGAAAAATAGCCTTCAGAAGTCTTTCTTGAAGAATCAAGGGAAAGTTATCAGTCGCATTAGATAAGTCTATTGCGTGACATACTCCTTTGTTTCTCAAGTGCTCTTGGATGATTAGGAAAGGTTTGGATTGATCATGTGTACAATCCCAAGGTGAAACACCTAAGATATCGTACAATCTTGAGCCAAATGGATGAAGCGCAGCTTGGAAGACCCTAGCAGGGTTTGCCACAGCTCGTAATTTCATACCTGGTTCTTGAATAAGACCAATCTTACCGACGTTGTCAAGTATGTCTGAAGACGAGAAGACCCAAGGAGAATTAATCTCATTGGAATCTCCCGTAATTGTGCTAATACCCTGCATCACTGCAGAGAAGATATCACGATATTTGACACGTAGTAGGTTACCTAAGGCAGTTCTATTAAGAAATGACATAGCGCAATCTATTGTACGTGTTCCTTCAGGATACGATGTACCGTCTGCATGAGGTTCATTGCGTGTGGAACTTACGGGATAACAGACCAATGGTTTGGGATCATCATAAGTATTATGTTTGCCACACACTTGAACAGCAGCTTTCTCTATCATCGAGATGTACTTTTCTTGAATATCATTCAATTCAAGAGCAGGACGTTGGACTGCTTTTACAAACTTTTCAGATTGAGCATCCGTTACCTTATTAGAGATAATAGATGTATATACCTGTAAGAGTTGTATAGCTAGTGACCATCTTTTCCAAGATGACTCACACCAACGCTGGAGAGCACCGAAACAACCTAAAAAATAGTTGTCACGATGTTTAACCCACAAACCTACAATAGGTTTGCCAGCTTTAAGGTTTATAAAATCGACCTTAACACTCTTGAATCTACCTACAGTCCACTCCGCAGAATTGTTTGCTAAACAATCTTGGAAATGATGGATTATGGGTAAGGATATCTCAAGTGGTATTTTTAAGACAGAGGCATACTTTTCCAGGGTTTCAGTTTGGTTCGTAGCAA